GTTTGCGAATTGGAAGCCAGCAGTTTGCAAGGTGGAAACGGCAGTATTATACGAGCCTGTATCCGTTGCCGCTCCGGTATAGTTGTCTGCAATCATGGTATATCCGTCGCCGGTCATACTGTTGAAATTCATGAACTTAGCCGAACCAACATTGAAATTGTGGGCAATAAGGCTCATACGAAGATGGACGCTACTGTCAAGCGCGGCAATACAATATTTGCTTGCGCCGATATTTACAAACTCATTATTGACAATTCGCAAAGCCAAAACGCCCTGGTCGCCGCTATCGTCTAATCCAATTCCAGCGGTAGTATATCCAGATGCATAGCCATCGAACATACAACCGTCTACAATTCCGTCACCGGTTGCCAAGACTAGCAGGGCATAAGCCTTTGCAATGCCCCAGTGAGTAAAGCGGCAATTACGCAGCTCCCAAAAGTTTCCACCATCGAAACCGCCAGACGATCCGTCAATTTCAACGGATGCACCAGCAGTTTCACTGCCACAAAAGCCCATGCCACGAATTGAGCAAGGTGCGCTAATCGTTGCGGCCGGTGCGTCAGTATGCGAGCCATAAATAACAAAGCGTTCGCCTAGCGCACCGTGAGTAACGCCGCCCATCCCTTCAGCCTCAACAATAATTCCCTTTTTGTTGAATTCGACAGTAGATGTTACGGTTTGCGTTCCGGCTTTGCAGATGATATTATCTCCGCGCCAGTTATCACAAGAGTCTATTGCGGCTTGTAAAGCATTGAATACACCATCATATTGCACGGTACTGCTAGTATAGCCAACCGTATTTGATGGATCAACAAGGAACAGGCGGCCATCAATACCAGCCGATGACCTTTCTCCCTGTTGCTGAATATAGGCGTCCGTGCTTGGATCGCCTCGGCGTAAAACTTTCAAACTCATTTCAATCTCCTTTGCCTTTGACTATGGGCGGGAAGCCCCGTCCATGTCAATTAGGCTATCGTATCAGAGTTTATACAGCCAGATTGTAGGTAATCGCGGACGCTTCGTTATCACGATACGCCAAGCCCCAGCGAGCTAAGGCAACGATTTCCCAAGAATCTGCGTTTGCAATACGGGTTGTCTCAATCGTCATCCGGCGTTTGTATCCCAGTTTCCATTGGTCGAAACGAACGCCAACGATAGAACCGGTGGTATTGTTCGAGTTGGTGGCATGAACTTTGCCGTCAGTGTTCGCCTTGCGGGTCGCACTCAGGCGGTGCATTTGCCAGGATGGATGAACGTTATATCCCCAGAGTTTCTTCAGCACGCCATTCTCGAGGGTTGCATTAGCCCAGACATCCTTTGTTTTGACACTCGCCATTTGCAGCGATTTCTTGTACACGTTCGCATCCACAACAAAGGCGCATTTCTGCATGTCAGCAGCGGCCAGACCAGCCGTGCCCATCAAGAACATGGTTTCGAGGTAATCATCCTCGTCCAGCGTTCCACCGGAACGGCTGTTCGCGGTGTTGGTAACAAGCGCCAACTTGCGAAGGCCATTAGCTAGCAAGTACACTTCGGATCCAGCTTGCGCGGACGTATCGCCAATGTCATTGATGTTCGTGACAGAAGCGGTCGCGGTATCGCCGTCGATAATGATGTGTTCCATGATCTCTTGGCCGGATACCTGCAATTGTTCGCGCAGTTGCGGCGCAAAAGCTACCAGGCTATCTTCCGTCAATTCGCCGGTGTACAGAACACGCGCGCCCATCTTGCCGACGGAAAGTTGTTTGTTTCCGGTTGCAGCTTGCGAGGCGGTAATCGTAGCGGCTGGTACTTTCAGGGTTGCATCCGAAGCGGTAGCTTCAGCAACTTTGTACCATGTTGGATCTGTGCTTTCCAGCGGGAAGTAAGTGCTGGAAAAGCCATCAGGAATTACAACACTAGGGAACTTCGCGGCCAGCATTGATTCAGCGCGGATAACGCGCCACAACTCGCGGGCGTAAGCGGTGCCAACCCATTGAGAACCGACACCAGAACCGCCAGTGTACATTGGATCGGTAGCGGCCTTGATAGCGTCAACGGTTGGTTCCATTCCGGTAGCGGCCTTGAACGCACCTTTTGAATAACCGGCATTCAATTCCTTCTCGTCGTAGTTGACTTTTTCCTCAGCGATACGGAAAGCCAGCGCCTTGAATGCAGCCTCCGAAGGCCGTTCTTTCTGAGATTGCAAAACGTCAATCACTAGCCCGATCTCGCCAGGTGACAAATTATCGAATTTGTTGGTTTCGGCAAACTGCGCCTGATAAGGTGCGGCGCCCATAGGAAGGCGGCGGGCTTCAGCCAACTTCGCGGCTACCTGCTTTTCTACCTCAGCGTCAATGCGCTCCTTTTCGGCTTTCTCAGCGGCAGCTTTTTCTTCCGCTTCCAGTTTTGCGGCCTTTGCTGCGGCCTCTGCTTTGAGAGCCAGCTTGGGTTCCAAATCCATCAAATCTTTGAGTTCTTCCGACTCTTCGTCAGATAACTCAGCTTTTACGGCAAGCTCTTTAATCCTTGCCCGTACTTCTTTTAGAGTTTTCATGATAAATATCTCCTTATTCGTCAAACGTACTAATCAGAAACCTAGCCCGCTTCTGTAGGTTCTTTTTAGCGATTTTTGCCGCCTTATCATTGGCCTGTGGCTCATCGTTCTCAAAATCCTCTACATCTTCAGGGAAAGGTAATCCTGCTTCATCGTAAATCGCCTTCAAAGCTGGCACGGCTACCGCGTAAGGGTGTGCCTGCCTGCGATGTCCCGGCAAATCCCACAAACTTAACTCGCCCATGTGCCAGATAGCAATCCTTCCAGGAATAGACTTGCTATACTGCTTCAACTTTCCGCCTATCTCGAGACGTGATAAATACTCAATTGCGCCGCTGGATGCAACCGCAGCGCCTTTCCTGGCGGCTTCCCACACCTTCACGGCCTCGGCCTTACTCTTGTCCAAGACAACCCGCCACCAAACGCCATCACTTTTACGCTGCGGATCTGTGGCCTTACCTATTACAATCGGCTTATCCGTAAAGCCTGGACCGCCTTCGGCCAGCCCGTGATAGTAAACCACTGGCACTTCCGAACCGCTTACGATCTCAGTTTTATCGTCAAAGTATTGCGCGTCACTGTCCGGGCCGTATGGGTTGCCCAGTACGTCTAATTCCCAATCGCCTGCAATTTTCATTGCGCCGGGAACTGTCATTCCTTCGCTTTTGTACAAAGCGCGCAACTTTGAAATGGCCTGTTCTTTGTTCGGGCCACTGTATGTGTTCCCACGATAACCGCCATGCAACGCAGCCCAGGCCGCGCCCATCAAACGATGATCCGGTTTCCCGTCCGGCCCTTTTACCCGCAAGTGCCAGGTACTCGGTTTCTGTGCATCTTCTACAACAAGATAATGGCCGGTAGGATGTTTGCCGTCTGCTTCGGTTTTCTCTACTTTGAAGGCATCCAGAAAGAACCCGCATTTCTCAGCGGCATCTTTAGAGCCGCCCATAATGGACGAATAACAAATGGCTATCGCTGATTTTTCATCGTGGCCCTTTGCCATGACCTTTTCTTTGCAGCGGTCCATTTCATCCCACTTGTCCTCGGGAACATTTTTATAAGGCATAGTATCTCCATAAACAAAAAAGCGCGTATCTCGGAAACATCCGAAATACGCGCCATACATCTTAGCCTTGCGTGTCTGCCCTGCTTTCACTTTTGCCCGCGCCTGTCGCGGCCTCTGCGGGTTATCCTGAAACCAGGGTGATATATTTAGTTTTCACAACGGTGCGGGTTGCCCCGCACCCTTTTATGGCGGACGTTGGGTGCCGCGCACCACGTCACACGCCTTGATTATTATACACTATTTTTTCTTACTTTTCAGCCATTCGTTTACCGCGCGCTGGCCAGCTTGTATCGCGCCTGTAATGTTGGTGCTGATGACTTCTGTGTAATGCCGCCATCCTGCAAGGCGGTTGTGCCTGGCCGGGAACCTGTCAAATGGTAAAGCGCCTTTGATTTCTGTCCTGTCCCATTGGCTATTTTTCTGTTCCCACTTCCATGACTGTGACATCAAAGTAGGGCTGTTTGCACGCCCTATCTTCATCACGCCATGACTTAGCGCCCAATGCACATAACCGAATTGCCGCCAAGAATAATATCCAGCTGGCGCCTCTGACACCTTGCCAATTGCACGGCGTGGAACGTATTTATAATTTATGTCATGCTTCAATCCGTGACGTTCATCACCTACGATATATTCGGAAATAGCGCGCATGGCCTCCGCCTTGATCCCACGCGGCAAACTCATCACGAATTCTTTGACTTTTTCAACTCCAATAACTCTATAGCGAATGTTCATACATTACTCAGCACGCAAAAGAATAACATTAGATACACCCACAAGGCAACACAATCAGCCGTTAGAATATCATACTCTAATTGATGCTTACGCACCCAAAGCATAAAACGATTGATGTACATTATAATCCTTTCTACCGCCCGGAAGTCAGTCATTCAGTATGGGCGGGTTTTTGTTCGTTATCTGATTTTACAGCAGGCGCGAATAACATCTCTGTATTGGCAATCGCCGGGGCAAATAGCATCTCTATTCTGCTTTCGCGCGGTTGTAGCCTGCAATCGCAGCGCCACCCGCCGCATTCAAGCGCCTTCGACTGCGGGCGGATACCAGTTGCATTATAAAGTTGTTTCCATTCCAATCCTGTTTTGACTTGCCCTACATATTCGGCGCACGTCTCACAGTGGTCCTCAGTCTCGCCGTATTCCCAAATAAAGAAATTCTCTAAGCCTGTTTCCACCTTCGCCCGGTTGACAACGTCCGTATATCTGTTAGCCCATAACTCGGCGCGGGATAAAAACGGTTGCAGGCTTTTCCCTTCTTGCTTTGCCTGTA